TTTTTTGGGCAGTGGCACGGAACTAAAACTTGTAGATGCAGAAAATGACCGTACCCGGTTGAATCAATTAAATAATCAGATTGGTGCAATACGCAATAAGGGAAAGATCAACATCTTCGATTTGATGTCTTTGCAGAAATATAAGCAGGAAGCGGAAAAACTTCAAAAACGTGTTTCGGCATACGATGAAGGTGGTGCATACGGGTATCAACGTGCCTTGATGCAAGAACAACTTTCAGAATTGGAGAAACAACGGCAAGCCGAAATTGACAAGAAGAAGACGGATGATAGCAAGGTGGCTGATTATGAGAATCAGATTGCGGAGATGAAACAGCAAATAAAGGATTTTGCCGAAGAAACGGCTGAATCTCTTTATGGCATTAATTTGAAAGAATGGGCTTCACAGCTGGGAGATGCCTTGTATGAGGCATGGCAGAAAGGCGAGGATGGTGCCGAAGCTTTCAAAAATAAGGTTGCCGACATTATGGGTGATGTTATGAACTCCATTCTCAAAATAAGTATTTTGGAACCGGCCATGCAACAGCTTCAAAAGATGCTTTTTGGTGAGGATGGAATGAGTGGTTATTTCGGCAAGGATTTCTCTCTTGACGAAAAGGAGTTGGAAAGTATTGCGGACTATCTAATGGGGGTAAGTGAGAAAACCGATGATTACTATTCCATGCTTGACAAACTGAATAACTATATGGAAAAGAAATATGGTATCAGTATGAAGGAAGAGGAAGAAGACAGTGGAAGTGGTTTATCTAAAGGCATACAGAATGTTACTGAAAATACCGCTGACCTTTTGGCTTCTTATATAAATGCAATCCGGGCTGACGTGAGTGTTAAACGGGAGTATGTGCGCAGATTGGTTGAAGAATTGTTCCCGGCCTATAATGTAATAGCACAAGCACAATTACAACAACTGACAATGATACAGATAAATACAGCAAAGAATGTGGAATTTGTGGAAGAAATCAGGGATATACTACATAGGAATATAAACGGTGTAAACAAGTTTAATATATGATTATGAACAGATTGAATAGTGAATTGAGAGGTCATGCCGTATCGTATGGCCTCTGCACACAATGGCAAGGTGACTGGCAAAATAATAAAAGTCAGCAGGAACTAATTGAAATGTATATACGAGGCATTGATTTTTGTATTGAGCACGATTATCCGACAGTGGAATATATAAAAGGTAATTTTGACCGGAGTCTGCTTCATCAAAACCATATTTTTGTTGATGAACCAGTGACCGGAGGCAACAATGGTGTATATGTACTGAACGGTAAATGTTCAGGTAAACTTTCTTTCGGTAAATTTACAGCTGCTACTCTCCATTTGCGCCATGATAGTGAATTGACTCTTGAAGTGGAAGATTGCGCCAAAGTTTTTGTGAGTGTATATGATCGGGCTAAACTACATGTAAGGCAAAGCGATGTGGCTAAAGTTTATGTATATGTTCATGGTAAAGATTGCCAAGTGCAATATGAAGGTTACGTGTTGATAAGAGAAAGCCGAGAATAACCCCCGACTTTATTTTCCAGTCACACGTTTTGTCAAATAGAACTTGTGAGTTTTGTCTAAGAATACAACGTAAAATGTATCGCCAACCACATGACCGATAATTACTGCCGATCCATTGATATGTATTCTTGCCCAATTTGCATCTTCCGGTACATTTTTGGGAAATTCAAAAAGGGTCTTTTCTTTTGGTGGAAATGAACCATATATTGTGAATTTATCTCCATCTATCTGTTGACGCAACGGAGAACAGCAATAACCATGTAGCGTTTCCAATGCGAAACTTAACAACCCTGCGTTTTGCCAGTCCTTAAAAGCCGAGCCATATTTTTGTGTAGTGTCAAGATATTGGAATGAAATTTTAAAGTTTGAAGTCCGGGCTTCATCATTCACACTTGGCTTCTTCTTGTATGGTTCGGCTAATTTGGATTTCTTTTTATACCCCTGCATTTTGTTCACTCTTATAGAATGCTTGTACCGTTTTCTTTGAAATTATTTCATGACATTTATCTGCCTCTGCATAGCCAATACGTGCTTCAAGCCACGGACGTTCATTGTGCGTAGCTCTTTCCAGTTCCAATCCCGTCCAAGTAGATAGGTCTGTCAAAATAGAAACAATTAAAGTTTGTTGGTCTTGTGTTAGCTTTCCAAATTCCTTATCTACATCTTTTCCGGTAGAATTTGAATAGCTCAATTCCGCATACAGCATAGATTTGTCTTTAAGACTATCGTAAACTTTACGACTAACGGGGCCATGCACCCATGCTTCAAAAGAATCTTCGACTAACTCTTGATCGAAATATGCAAGATGATATGCATCACAATAAAAAAGTAGCTTTTGCAATTTTAGATGTGACATCGGTCCATAGTGCTTTAGAATATAGTCAGAAAGCACCACAGAATCTATTTTTTGAAGTTCTTTTGTCTTTTCCATTATAATCATCCTTTGAATAATACAAAGGTAGCGCTTTTTTATATAAAATCAAAGAAATCATGTCTATTTAACTTGCTTTCTTACTTTTAAAGTCAAAAATAGAAGTTGTTGACTGATGTAGTATTATGTGCAATGAAATTGGTTACTTGATTACTTTTAATCATTTTAGAGATTGTCTATGTTTAAAATATTCCGTATATTTGTGGCAAAGACAGAGGTCTTGTTTTTATTGCGTCAAAGATTGCATTAAGTATTTTTAATATGCGTACTACTTAAAATATGAAGTGTTTTATAAAATAAGTAGTATATTTGTGCCCGTAACAAGAAGGGAAGGCTTGGTGCAATCGACATACTACGAAGTTTGAGCCAGTCGTGGCTATTCTTAATATATCGCCTGCAACGTCCTTCCCCTTTGGTTGCAGGCTTTATTTTTTTTCTAAAGCCTTACTTATTAGCGGTTCTATCAGTGCCCACCGCGCGGACTTGTCACCCGTGAGATAAAAAGGCTCTTTGTCACATAGGATATATCAAAGTAAGATTAAAACCTCAAAGCTGATCCGCTTACCATCAGGAGGTCAACCCAAACAACATACATTCTTGCTTTGAAGAATGGCACCGGAGAAAGTGTTGCTTATAGTGGCTGGTTTATTTTATTTCTCTGAAAATTCAGAAAAATCGAGTTTTTGACAATATACACATAGTATAAAGAGAAATAAATAAAAATCTCCTGAACTTGCTTATATGTATGTTTGGGAGAAAAGGGTAAGAAATAGTATGCAAGTAAAATATAAAAAACATTGTATGAAGACAAATCAAGAAATGGTGCGATACATTGATAGTTTTTCTGTGGTTCAGCGCACGAGTGATGGTTATTTTGACGGAACTGAATTGCTTCGGCAGTGGAATAATGTAGAAGGGAATCCGAGAAGGCAAATGAGTAAATTCTTAGAATCTGATAATACATCAGAGTTTTTGAAAGCTCTTGCAGAGGATGAAAGCCATAGAGCAAAAATGCTCATTGGTGAAAATCAACTACTTATAAAAGTTAAGGGTAGAAATACGAAAGAAGGCAAAACACCCGATAAAGTTTGGATGAATCCGCTTCTGTTTATCAAATTTGCTATGTGGATAAATCCGTCTTTTGAAGTCAAAGTATTACGGTTTGTGTACGATGAAATGATTCGCTATCGAAACGATGCCGGGGATGCTTACAAAGAACTTGGCTCTGCCGTTCAGAAGATAGTTCCTAAAGAGTTTATGCCGAAAGCAATGCAAAAGGTTGGGGCTAACTGCTGTTAGCTTATAATTATAAAATCATATAAAAAGATAGAAGTATATTTTATAAGTATGATCTTTTTCTTAGCTTTGCATACATGAAGAAGTTAATGACAATCGGAGAGGCCGCAAAGGTTTTGGGAGTAACCACAACCACGCTTCGCAATTGGGACAAAAAAGGATTGCTCAAACCTGATGAACTGACCCGTGGAGGGAACAGACGTTATAGATTAGAGTCTTTGAAAAACATCAAGGACGACCTTCACATGGTTCAAGACGGATTAAAAACCATTGCTTATGCCCGTGTTTCATCTCACGACCAAAAGGAAGATCTTATACGCCAAGTTGCTGTCCTTGAATCCTACTGCGCCAAGAAAGGATTTGAATATGAAGTAATACAAGACCTTGGGAGTGGCATGAATTACTACAAGAAAGGATTGACAAAACTTCTGAATCTCATCCTTGAAGGGCAAGTGAGAAGATTGGTATTAACGCATAAAGATAGACTCCTTCGCTTTGGCGCAGAACTTGTGTTCGCTATTTGTGAGGCCAAGGAGGTGGAGGTAATAATTATCAATAAAGGAGAGGAAAACGTAAGGTTTGAAGAAGAACTTGCAAAGGACGTTCTGGAAATCATCACCGTATTTTCTGCCCGTCTGTATGGAAGTAGAAGTAACAAAAACAAGAAATTATTAGAAGATGTAAACAAGGCAGTAGCCGAAAATTTGAATAGTAAAGAATGATAACCATATCCCATAAGATAGAACTCGTACCGAACAACAAGCAGAAGAGCTACTTCCGCAAGGCATTCGGTTGCGCCCGTCTTGCTTATAATTGGGGGCTTGCCGAATGGCAACGCCGTTATAAGGAAGGTGATAAAGTAGATGCTTATGGGTTGAAGAAAGCGTTCAATGCTATCAAGAAAGAAGAGTTCCCGTTTGTCGTTGAAGTCACAAAATATGCTACGCAGCAGCCGTTTATTAATCTTGGAAAGGCTTTCAAGAAGTTCTTCGAAGATTTGAAGAAAGGTATCGTTTCCTATCCGCAATTTAAGAGAAAGAAGGATAACGAAGGCAGTTTCTATATTGGCGGTGACCAGGTTTCATTATCTGATACCAATCGCAATTCAAAGGCTTTCAGAAAGATACCACACAACGGAAAACAGAAGCATCAGTATCTTAAAGTCCCCAATCTTGGCTGGGTGAAGATGACTGAACGGCTGCGGTTTATCGGGAAGATAAACGGAGTGGTAATATCACAGCAGGGAAACAAATACTTTGCATCTTTCAGTGTCCAAGCGACGGAGGATGAATACAAGCGTACCCATCCGAACGCTGACACCGACAAGGGAGTCCGGATGGCAGGGATTGACCTTGGCATAAAGTCAGCATTGATACTTTCCGGCGGAGTTGCCGTAGAGAATCCGAAGCCGCTGAAAAAGAACCTGAGAAAAATAAAGAAAATAAGCAGACAGCTTGACAAACGTGTACACGCGAGAAACAAGCAGGAACGTTTGGAAGGCAAGAAAAAGTCGAACAACTACAGGAAACTGTCTGTCAGACTTTCCAATGCACAAAGAAAAGTGGCAAATATACGACGTGATTTCACACAGAAGGTCACTACAATACTTACCACCCACTATGCGCATATTGCATTGGAGGATTTGAACGTGAAAGGAATGGTGCGCAACCATAGGCTGGCCCAATCCGTTTCAGATGTGGCGTTCGGTGAGTTATGCAGACAGATAGAATACAAGTCGCTGCTGAACGGGGTTAAAGTTCTGAAAGCCGACCGTTTCTATCCGTCAAGCAAAACATGCAGTGTTTGCGGTCATATAAAGCAAGACTTAAGATTGAGCGACCGCATCTATCATTGTGCTAAGTGTGGTGCTATAATAGATCGTGATTACAATGCAAGTCTGAATCTTCTTTCTCTTATCATAAAAAAACAAATAGGGGCAGATTACCCCGAATCTACGCCTGAGGACTTGACGGCTCTGCTTTCCCGCTTCGTAAGAAATGGAATTGCAACCAGCAAGGTTGAGACAGGAAGACAACATAAATTATAGGATTCTATATGTTTTTCTATGATTTTATAAGTTTGTCAAATCGGTTGAGTATAATAATCTACTAAAAAATGCTTTTATGGCATTATTTTCTATGATTATATAGAAAATACAATTATATTTGCGTTGAAATAAGATTAAAGTATAAGGCCATAGAGCTTGTTGTGGAGACTAAATATCTCTGCGGCAAGCTCTTTTTTAATATATGTATATGAACGAACCGTATTCTATTTTGATGCAGAAAACTACCGAGAATGCTCCGGTCAAAGACAGCTTGGCGCATTTTGGAATTGTGTGCACAGAATTTCCGTTCAAGCCGGGTGGGGAAACGAAAGATTTACCCAAACGGGATTGGCCGGATGAAGACGGTGAAGATACTTACATACCCGATAAGCTGCTATTAAAGGCATACGACTTGGAAGCCGAGATGTGCTATAAGGGAGATTTGGGTACTGCATACGATAAAATTATGGCCTTTCAAAACTATCTCACGGGAGAAAATGGTGACGGTGCCACCTTGAAAATATATAACTCGCACACGGGTATCGGGCGGCAAGGACTTTACTTACTGGAGGTTGGAGATTTTGAATTTAATAAGTCCAATATGGATGAAGTCTTGACCTTCCCGGTAAAATTCAGAGTAACTGATCCTCGAACTCAAATAATCCCCTCGTATAGTGTTGCGGAACCGACAAAGATAGTTGCATTGGTTGAAAAAGTATAGCTGTATGGCATGGAAGGTTTATGATAAAACTGGCAATACGGTACGTTGTACACTGAAAGGTTTGGAGTATAATGGTACATGGATGGGTGCATGTTTTGTGACAAGCACTCTGAAAAGTGCCGTACCCATTCTTTTTGAGATAGGTGACTATGTTATGTACCGTGGTGAGAAGTTTGAGATAAACTATGATCCTACGGCATTAAAAAAGGCGGCAAGAAAAACTTCGGGAGAAGCGTTTGTCTATGATAACGTAAAGTTCAACTGGCCGGGAGATGAATTGACGCGATGTGATTTTCTTGATTATGTGAAAAGTGATAATCAGATACACTTCACTTCTTTGCCTAAGTTCAGTTTCTTCGCTTCGTCTATACAAGATTTGGCAGACCGTGTTCAAGTAAATCTTGACCGTATATATACTGGAGCACAAAAATGGACGGTTGCCGTACACCCTGAATATGTGAGCACTACCAATGTAAACATTGATGTGAACAATATAAAGGTATGGGGTGCATTGGAGTTGTTCAATTCAAAATTTGGTGCGAACTTCGTTATTCGTGGACGGACAATAACAATCGGTACTGCCGGTATTGCTGTGGGCAATATTTTCAAGTATGGACGTGGAAACGGTTTGTACGAAATTCAACGTACAGCCGATGCGGATCAACAGATTATTACGCGATTGCGTGCATACGGTAGTACAAAAAATATGCCTAACCGGTATTATAATAAGCTCTCAAATAGTTCCCTTACCAATTATTTGCCGAATAACATGGCCGTGGAAAATCTGATGTTACCTGATTTTCCTAAGACAACACTTGATCCATATATTGACAGCAAGAATATTGCTGCACTTGGCATTCGGGAAGGAAGTGTTTATTTTGACGGTACCGGTGATTTGGAGGAAATATATCCTTCAATGGAAGGTATGACCGCCGAACAGTTGAAAGATGCTGGTATTTATGTATCGTTGGATGCCGGGGATAATGGTAATCTTGACGAAGTGGCTGATGCTGAACAACTGACAGATGATGGTACAATGGATAGCCTGAAAGAAGGTGAAGATGTCCCACCTTTTACAATAACGCTAAAAGATGTTGGTTTCAATATAAACGATTACCTGACTTCTGAAACAGCCACCATTAGCATGAAAAACGGCATGTGTGGTGGCCGGGATTTTGAAATAACCAAATGTGAGAAGAAGGGCAATAAATATGTGCTGACTTGTAATCGTGTATATGATGAAAGTCTGAAATTATATTTCCCATACAAGGATTACAATATAAAGTCCGGTGACAAGTTTGTCCTGCTTTATATTGGTATGCCGGACGTTTATATTCAGGCCGCTTCACAACGGTTGCTTGCTGCCGCGAAAAAATATCTTGCAAAGAATGACTATGTGCGCTATTCGTATGAACCGAAGGTGGATGATATTTTCATGGCACGTCAACATGATTGGGCTGTTGCAAGGGGAGAAGCAAGCATACATGATACTTTGAAAGAAGGGGACTTGATGCTATTCACTGATAGCGATCTTGGTATTGAAGGCAGCATCATTATTGATACCCTTATTATCAAAGAGGGAGAAGATATGATACCGAAGTACACTATGACACTTCGGGAGGAAAAGGCTGTTGGATCGCTTGAAAAAATCCAAAATCAGATAGATTCTATTGCAGGTGGTGGGCAGGGAACCGGTGGCTTGAATACCCAACAGATACAGTCTATCATCCGTTCACTGGGTAATCAGCTTTTTCTTTCACGTACCCATAATGATACGGCAGCTGGGCTTATCAGCTTCTTAGCCGGTGCTATTTTTGGTGCAAGTGGTTTTGCAGAGGGGTTAACCGGCTTTGGGGCGAAAATAGACAGCATGGGACGTGGGTATATGGAAAGCCTCACATTACGCAGGTTTTTAGAAGTGCCGGAATTGCGTTTCAACCGTGCAGAAATAGTTCTTGGTGACAAATGGCGTTCTCCCGGTGCTGGAATTATAGAGAGTGTTGAGCCTGATTATGATGCTGATGGTAACTTGCTGCGTTCCGGGACGATAAGTTTGAAATTGCAAGACGGTGAAATTGGTGCTGTGGCCGTGGATGATATTTGTATGGGATATTTCCATGATTATGAAACACCGGGGAATAATGCGGTATCTGATATAGATGATAGCCGTGGCAATCGTATGTTTGCCGGTTTCTGTACAATCTATTTTCGTATTACAGAAATATTGGATGCCGGAACAAACAAACGGTTCCGCTATGTGCTTCGTGGTGTTTCTGACCGTTGGCAATATTCTTTCCATCCGTGTGAGGCTTTGCATTTTGTCGCTTATGGCAATTTTACAAACAAAGAACGCCAGACTTCCGCTTATGAGACGAGGACATACCGCCGTTTCTTGGTAGGGGTAAATGACTGGGAGTTTACAAAGAGTATGATCGCAATGCAGGATGGAGATTTGAGCAATCTCAACATCTTTGGATTGAATATGACCGGTTATTCCGCTTATCTGAACAACATTTATATGACCGGTACAATCGAACAGTTACAGATAGATGCACCGGTACGCATTGAGATTGATACGCAGGGTGATAATTTTCTTGCTTATGGTGAATCAATGGAAATTACCTGCAAGGTCTTCAAAGGTTGGGAGGATATTACTGGCACAGTTAGACAATGGACTATCCGAAGGGATAGTGGAGATACTGCCGATGATGAGGCTTGGAATATCAAGCATAAAGATTTCAACGGTTCAATAACGATATATAACACAAAGGAAATTAGTGATTTAGGAAATAATTCAGTAACAGTAGTAAGTACCTTGTTTACCATAACGGCAACGAATGATACTGCATCAATAGAAGCAATTGTGACAATATGATAGAAAGTGAAAAGAAAAGAATCAGGAAAGAATTTCAACCGCTTACCATTGCGGTAAGCTTGAAAATATTGACTCCGAACAGTC